GTCTGGGTACCGCCGAGTGCGGACACGATGTAACGTTTGCCGTTCACACCCGGGGCCTGGGAGGCCGCGAGGGTGTAGGTCGGAGAGGTCAGGCCAGTGATGGCCGCGCCGGTGACCGGCGATGCGGGAGCAAAGCTCATTTCCGTCTTTCCTTGTGTAGACCCGTAGGCCTTGAAGTTGATTACCCAAACAGCTTCTTCGCGCCGCGTGGGGCTGAACCGCCTGTGAAGACCGCAAGCAAGTTCGGTATCGCCAAACCGTCAGGTGACGGCAGGTTAAACCGTAATGCAGGGATCTCCAACGCACTAGGGATCGTGCGGTAGACGGCCTTCGTCGAGTAACGGTAACCACCGAGATTACCCCCTTGAGTCGCTGGCCTCCCGGCCAGGTCAGTTGTTGTCTTACCAGGGACAGTAAGAGTGCAGTGTTCGACTGTCTCATGCACAACCGTTTTCACGATGTACGTGATACGAGACGTATCAGTAGCCCAGGCAGCCATAATGCTGCCAATATTGGACACTGTATCCACTGCCCAACTGTAGGGTAGTAAGTTCCATACCGTAGGCACGAAGTTTTGGAAATTGAATCCCATCAACTGGTGCAAACGCTGGGCCGAACCAAATTCGGCAATTTCAGGATCGGGCTGAAGACCGACGCGGAAGATGACCTTTGAAGTGGCAACGCGCCTCCTGTTACGGAGGTAGTCGATGCCATTCATCGTCTCGAACTGCGTGTCAAGCAACAATACCCGGGTTTGAGCTCCGTAGCCTTTAATGCGCGTGTGCGCAAAATCAGCGGTGTTAAACCGCGACAGGGTTTCAGCTAGGTCCTTCAAGTCCTTGACGGTAGGACGGATGCCTAGTGAGAACTCAAGCCATGCATCGCGTATCTCTCGAGAAACCTTTTTCTCGACAGGCCGGAGACGTTTCACAACGCTCCGATCTCTAACGGGCGAACCCGTAGGCCCGATCACATAAGACCCAATGTACCTAACCAGCATTCGCTGCTGTTGTTTAAGGTGTTGGGCCCACATGCTAGCAAGCCTGTTTGCTACGCGTACTATCCCTTCACGAGTCTCTAGCGCCTCCCCCAGGGTCACACCCAGGTTCATATTGGAGCGTTGGTTACGTATTACCTCGTAACACTGAGCTAGAGCCTTCGCCTCGGCCTCTGAGGTGTCCTGCAAGACGACTTGTGGCCTGGAAATCGGGTAAGCAAGCTGACCCAATACACCAAGCGTATAGTCCATCAAGGGCGGATTTCCCGTGGGGTTAGTAGTCCCCAAGGTGACGTATTTAAACGCTTCACCTTTACTTAAGGAAATCGATTCGTCGAATGCCTGCCCAGCCGTAGCAGCGTTCTGCTTCGCCTTTATCTGCATTTTCCATTTCGGATTACCATAACCAGTCCGCGTACGCGTGAGCGTAAACGGAATATAGGTCGTGATACTCGAGCCGGCGCCATTGTTGGCAGCAGAGTTCAGTTGAACGAACGAGATAGGCACGCCACGTGTCGTGGTCTTTGTAGCCATTCGAGTTCCTCAAAGTTAAGCGGTAAAGACACCGCCTAGAGCGGCCCCTCCGG